GTAGTAGAGCAGCACTTAAACTAGTAAAATCACTAGAAACATGGGCTAAAGATATGGGTGCAGATGATCTGCATTTAGGACAAACAACAGCAGTAGACATGGATAAAACCAGACAATTTTATGAAAGACTAGGTTATAAAACTGTTGGCTTTAATACAGTCAAACACTTAAAGGATTAATTATGTGCGGAGGAGTCGTAGGAGAGTTTGTAGACAATACTTTAGGTTCTGCTGGGGATTTTGTAGAAAACCAAGTACAAGAAATAGTAGATGATCCTGTAAAAGCTGCTGTTAAAGTTGCTGCCGTTGCTAGTGGAAACGCATGGGCATTACCTATTATTGAAGGTGTAGACACAATAGAAGAAGGTGGAACTATAGGAGAAGGTCTTTTATCTGCTGGTAAGTCTTATGCTGGTCAACAGATTGGTGCTGAATTAGGTAGTCAATTTGGTGGTGGTGGGTATGGCACAGGCGAAGATTTTGATATGGGTGGTGGGGCAAACTATAATCTTACAGGCGAAGATTTCAATATGGGAGGCTCGCTTGGTGATGCTGATGTGCAACCAGGCGGTTTTTATGGTGGCGGTGAAGCACCACAGGCAACCATCATTCCTGGAGAACTAGGCGATATTATTCTAGATGCAAATGGTAATGTAGTTACATCTTCTGGCTCTGACATACTACCAGCACCTAGTTCTTTTAATTTATCGCCAAGTCAAGCATTACAAGCACTAAGAGGTGCTAGTGGTTTATTAGGTAAGCAACAACCACAAGCAATACCACAAATGCAGATGGGTGGTAGAACACAGATGCCTCAAGGAGCAGTAGATTACTCTGGCATTTATAACTTATTAGCTCTACAAAGAGCAAGAAATCCAAATTCTTTACTAGGATAAATTATGGCAATTGATCTTTCAGCTTTATTCGGACAACAACCAGACTACTCTCAGTTTATTAGTCCTGCCGAAACACAAAGGATGCAGTCTGGTGCTGGTCAGCAAGCCCTATTAAACGCTGCTATTGCCTTGTTAGGACAGTCTGGACAAACAAGACAGCCTATTAGCACAGGACAAATACTAGGTAGCGCATTGGGCGCAGGCATGGAAGGCTATAACCAATCATTTGATCGCAATCTAAAGCAAATGTTAACTAGTATGCAGTTGGGTGAGTTTTCTAGAAAACAAAAGCAAGCAAAAGAAATAGAACAAATTAGAAAGGGTGCTTTTACTCCTACTGTAACAGTAGCTCCTGGAATGTCATCCCAAGATCCAATGGTAGCTAAAATGATGGAAGAAAATCTATTAATGGGTGATGTAGGTTTGCAGTCATTAGCTAGATCAGGTAATTTTCCAGTTCAAGGAAAACCACAAGAAATTACAACACCACAAGTTTCGCAAGAATTTGACATAAAAAAATTGGTAAGCGGGCTAATGGGTGCTGGTTATATAGACGAAGCAAAAAAATATGCACCAGAATATTTAACTGCTGGAGATTCTGTTTATCAAAAAAGCATTACTGGTGGTTTAACACCTGTAATTAATAATCAAGGAAAACTAACTGGTGATTTTGGTAATTATGCAAAACTGTTTTATGGATCAGACAAAGTATCCGATCTTCCAAAAGGTGCTAGTCAAAATATAGTTCAATATATTAACAAAGGACAGGCACTTACTGGTGGAGTTGCTATGCCAGTAGGAAAAGAAGGTGCTAATTTAGTAGATAAAGATTTGTTGGAGTTAGGAAGAAGCCGTCTTAACTTTCAATCTGCAATAAATCAATTTAGACCTGAGTTTTTAACTAGACCTTTCCAAGCAAAAATGACATTGTTGTCAGAAGCTGAAAAACTTAATAGACCATTAAGTGAAACAGAAAAATCTGATTTAACTGCCTATACAGCATTTCAACAAAATGCAATGTCTAATTTGAATCTGTATATTAATCAATTAACGGGTGCTGCTATAGGAGCAGGAAGCGAAGAAAATCGTTTAAGATCAGCTATTCCTGATCCACAAAAAGATAGCCCAACACAGTTTGAATCAAAAACAACTGAAGTTTTAAGGCTTGGTAAACTAGCAGAAGTAAGACTGTCTTATGTTAAAAAGAATGGACTTAAAATTACTGATGTTTCTTTAGATAACATACCTTCAATTATGAAAGCTAGAGAAGCAGAAATAGCCAGAGACTTAAAACTAGATCCAAATAAGCCTGCCGATAGAGATGCAATTAGAACTAAATTAGCCCAAGAATTTGGCTTGTTATAACAGGACACAATATGAGCATAACAGAAGAATTATTAGGTTTAGGTGTTCCAAAACAAACATCCAAACCACCTCCTGATGTTGCAAGTATTACAGATGAAATATTAGGATTGTCTCGCCCAAGACCAATGGAACACAAAGGGGCAGATGTTCCTAAAGGTGCTATTGCAGATCCTACAAAAAGTGCAGGAGTATCACGAGCATTTGCTGGTGGATTGCCAACTGAAAAACAAGAAGCAATTAAATATTTTGCAAGACAACGAGGTATTCCAGAAAGCAAATATAAAATTATAGATGGAAATATTGCTTATCTAGCAGATGATGGCAAATACTACAAAGAAATTGCAACACCATTAGAAACAACAGCCTATTATGCCCCTGATGTTTTAGAAGCAATACCACCTACAGTTGCTGGTATTGCAGCAGCACCATTAAGCCCTGCTGTTAACATTCCGTTAGCAACTACTGTAGGTGGTGGATCAAACTATCTTAGACAGTTAATAGCAGAACAAGTTACTGGCGCACCAATAAATCCAACTGATGTAGCACTATCTGGATTGTTGTCTGGTGTATTTGAGTCTGTTCCTGCTATTGCAAGAGGATTAAGAGAAAGAAGTTTAGTTAGAGATGTTGGTCAAATAGACACAAAATCACTTCAAAATTTACTAAAACAATCATCTCAATTTGGTGTTCAATTAACTCCAGCAGAACTTACTCAACTTTCTAGTCTTGCATCACAACAAAAAGTAATTGGTAATTTGCCAACTAGTGCAAAACCAATGCAACAATTTTATGAAAAAAGAGAAGTTGAGCAAATTCAACCAGCTATAGATAAATTCTTAACATCTATATCAAAAGTTACAGAGCCAACACAGGCTGGTCAATTAGGACAAAAAGCACTTACTACAACAAAAGAAACACTAGAGCAAGCAAGAACAGAAGCGACAGATCCTTTATATACAGAAGCATTTAGGTTATCAAAACCTGTAGATATTACAAGTGTTGTTGAAAATATCGACAATCAATTAAAAACGGCAAAAGGCGCGCAAGCAGCAACATTAAGCAAGATAAAATCTTTAATGTATAAAGAAGCACCAAGACTTGATGACAATGGCAATATTATCTCTAGGGGTGTATTGGATGATAGATTGCCTGCTTTGCAAAACACAAAATTTAACATTGATTCTATTTTTAAAGAAGATACATTTGGCTCTTTAGATAAAAGAATACAGGGTCAAATTAAAAAAATTCAAGATGATCTTCTTACTGCTATGGGAAAAGAAAACCCTGCATATTTAGAAGCAAATAAAGTTTTTGCTAATTTATCTAAACCATTAGAAGAATTTGCCGAAAGAAAAACTGGCACAAGCCTTACTCAAATGAGTTCAGATAATTTAAATCAATTTGCTAAACGAGTATTTGAAGGTGGAAGTCCAGAAACAGTAGCTTATGTAAAAGAACAAATTATTAAGTCAAATCCTGATGCATGGAGTGCTGTAACACGAGCATATCTACAAGATGCTTGGGAAACTGCATCTAAAGCATCTACACAACAAAAAGGTAGAGTAAAATTAGATGTAGGAAATGCATGGCAAAATATACTTTTAGGTGATGTTAAAAGACAAAAAGCATTACAAATTGCACTAGAACCACAACAGTTTCAAGCATTAAGAGATTTGTCTGATGTTTTACAGGCTGCCGGTAGCGTTAAAAAATTAGGATCTGACACTACATTTAATTCAATGATTCTAAAACAAATGTACCGAGAAGCAGAACAAGATCCAGTTGGAATGGCTGCAACTTTAATTGGCACAGGAATTCAACCACAAAACTGGGGTCAAAAGGTTTCAGAGTGGGCAGCAGAAAGAAGCCTTGCTAAAGATGCAGAAAAAATAGCAAACATTATTACAGACCCACAAGGTATTAATAAATTAAAAGAGTTAAGACAATTATCACCAACATCGGCAAAAAGATGGGCAGGAACTGCTCAAATTTTAGGCAATTACGGCATTATTGAAATGAAAGACTAATCATGGCATATACAAAGTATTCTCTAACCCCTGCTAATAACACAGCAGCACCTCCAGATGGTGCGCCAGAGGGAATGTTGCCATCCGCAGTAAACGATACGATGCGCGATATGATGGCGCAGATCCGAGATGCTGGAGATGGTATAAGAGATGGCACATATACCATGACTGCACCTAAGATCACAGGTGGAACGATTACAGGAGCAGCATTAACTGGCAATACCCTTACAAACCCTGTTGTTAGCGGTGGAACAATTACAAACGCAACCATAACAGGCGGTTCTGTTTCTAGTGTTACTTTCTCTAGTAGTGCAGCAACTATTACTGGTGGTTCTATTACCGGCATTACCGACCTAGCAATAGCCGATGGTGGAACAGGTGCATCTACAGCAGCAACAGCTAGAACAAATCTAGGATTAGATGGATTTGTTAATATGAAGAATCGCATCATCAATGGTGCGATGGTTATTGACCAGCGTAATGCTGGTGCTAGTGTTAGTGGAAATTCAGTTTATACTCTTGATAGATGGTTTGCTGTTTCTTCAGTAATCAATAAATATACTGTTCAACAAAATGCTGGTTCTGTAACTCCACCAGTAGGATTTACTAACTATTTAGGGATTACTTCTTCATCTGCATATTCTGTTGCAGCTGGTGATTATTTCTTTTTATCGCAACCAATTGAAGGTTTTAATGTTGCAGATTTAGGATATGGTACTGCAAATGCCAAAACTGTAACTCTATCTTTTCAAGTATATTCAAGTCTTACTGGCACTTTTGGTGGTTCATTTAGAAATTCTGCTGGAAACAGAGGTTATCCATTTAGTTATTCAATCCCAGTAGCAAACACATGGACACAAATAAGTATAACTATTGCTGGTGACACCACAGGAACTTGGTTAACAACAAACGGAATTGGCATTGAGTGTTTATTTGGATTAGGAGTTGGCTCAAATTTTAGTGGAACTGCTGGTGCGTGGGCTGCAGCAAACAGAATGAGTGCCACAGGAGCAACATCCGTAGTCGGCACAAACGGAGCAACTTTCTACATTACTGGAGTTCAGCTAGAGGTAGGCTCTACAGCTACTAGCTTTGATTACAGACAGTATGGAACTGAATTGGCTTTATGTCAGAGGTATTATTGGAAATCACTTGGTGCTGGAAACGAATCAATAGGAATAGCAGGGTACAACATTGCTGGTAATGCAGTATGGACTCAGTTTAGTTTACCAGTAACTATGAGAGCGACTCCAACTGTTACAGTAAATGGAACTTGGGCGGTAAGCAATACAGGACAACCAACTATTCGTGCGGCAAGCGCAACTAATTTTTTATTACAAGCTGGTGCTACTGCTAACGGTGCGTTAGCTACATATCCAAACGGTTCTGATGATTTCTTAGATGCGAGTATTGAATTATGAACTACAAACAAATTTATGACATTGTAAGTAATCAGGTAAATAGCAATGCAATTTTGCGTATTAATGATAATGCTTTTATCCCCTTTGACCCATCCAACACAGACTACCAAACATTCAAAAGAGAAGTCTTAGCTGGTGCAGAACTACAAGATGCCGATGGGAATGTAATGACGGATGCTAGTGCGTACATTGCGAGTTTGCCATGATAGATTTGATTGACAAGAACGAGGCAGCTTTGTCTGCTCACGAAGCTGTCTGTGCTGAACGCTATACAGGAATCAACGCTAGGCTAAAACGCTTAGAACAGATCCTAATAGGTTCGGCAGCTTTTATTATTGCTATTCTACTTTCTCTTGTCTTGAAATTAAATTAAGCCTATGAACTATGTCAGATCAATTCGGGTTTTTGGAGGGTGCAAAGTCATTTAGCGAAAGCGTAAAGACAGGCAAAGAAGCAGGCAAGGCTATCGGATCATCTATCGAGGATGTCCAAAAAGAAGCAGCCTCGGTAGCACAACAAAAAGCCTTAGAACGCAGAAGGCAAATAAGAGAAGCAGAAGTAGTAAAAGAGCAGTATTTCAAACGAGCCATGATGCAATGGCAAAAACAAGAAGATATAAGACTACAAGAAGAACAAGTCAAGAAAGACTTTGTAAAACATCATGGTCAAAAAAGATGGTCAGAAGTAGAAACCATTAAAGCAAAGATTGAAAAACAAGAGAAGGAAATAGAAAATGAATTTAGAAAAGATTTGGCAGAAGTGCGTAGAGTTATGTGGATGTGCTATGCATTGGCTGCAGTCGTTGCCTGGTATGTTACTTGGGGTTATAAAGGGTAAATAATGTTTACACTTATCTCTACAGCTTTGTCCTTCCTAATGGGTGGACTACCTAAACTCTTAGACTTCTTTCAAGACAAGTCCGATAAAGCCCATGAATTAGAATTAGCCAAGATGCAAACGGAACGAGAACTCCAAATGCTAGAGAGAGGTTATGTTGCACAAGCTAGGATCGAGGAGATTCGCACAGACCAAGTCCAGATGCAGACCCAAGCACAAGAACGAACAGCTATGTACCAACACGATATAGAAATTGGTAAAGGTGCAAGCCAATGGATCATTAACCTACGAGCCTCTGTACGCCCTGTCGTTACCTACCTGTTTGTTTTCCTACTAATTATCGTAGACATTGCCTCTATTTGGTGGGCATGGTCTAGCGGAGTAGCGTTTGCAGAAGCTATCCCTATGGTATTTGATGCAGATGAAATGCAGATCCTAGCCTCTATTATTGCCTTCTGGTTCGGGACTCAAGCCTTTGCTAAAAAATGATGCTAGATAAAAAAGTTATTGAAACTATAAAACATCACGAGGGAATCCGATTTAAACCTTACCAATGCCCTGCATTACTTTGGACTGTCGGTGTCGGTCATGTCATAGATCCTAACCATGCTAGAGTATTACTAGCAGAACGAAAGGCTCTGCCTATTCCTAGCGGATGGGATAGAGTCTTAACGATGGGAGAAGTAGATGAAATTCTTGCTAAAGATTTGGCGCGGTTTGAAAGCGGAGTTCAACGATTATGTCCTAGTGGGCTTACTACTGGTCGGTTTGGCGCACTTGTGTCTTTCGCCTTCAATGTTGGACTCGGTAATCTCCAAAATTCTACCCTTCGGATGAAACACAAC